GAGGGGAAAGGAAATGTTAGCCTTTCTTTTCTTCCCCACTAAAAGCCCAATGTATTTAGCTATACTTATGGTTGTAACCGTAGTACTGCTTAATATGCTGTAAGGAAAATAGTTATGAAGCTAAGTAAACCTAAGAAGAAACCTAACCCTATAGCGAGGGCATTGAATCGGGTAACAAAACCTGTAACAATGGTTGACAAAAAGAAATTAATGAGTAAGATGTTGTGTAGACAAAAACTAACGAGGAGATTTAAAGAATGAACACAAGAGAAGGAGGTAATAAAAGGTACGAGTATACTGTACTAGCATATGCAAGAGATGTTACTCATTCTCAACAAATGTTAATGGAAGATTTAATTGAAGCATGTCATAAACTATATAAAAAACGCCTTCCATTATGGGATCAAATGTATATGCTAAAGGTTGTTAACTATGGTGAATTACAAAGAGCATACAGAAACAAGGAAATGAAGGAGAATAATTATGTCTAGAAAAACAGTTAAACTTACCATTCGTCAAAATATCCGTAGCCGAAAGTATAATGTATTGTTTGGGTATAACAAGCTTGCAACTGGTCGGCGTGTAGATGGACCTTGGTTCAGCATAGCTACGTTTGGGGGTAGTAACATTAATCCTACTCGCAGGACTAAGCGTTCTGGACTGCGCTTCATTGTAGAGAATAATCGCAAGAGGCTTACGCATGTTACACACAACGTGTCTGGTGTAGGAAGAAAGACACTAGCGAAAGATCGGCCACAAGCCGCATAGGAGGAGAAACAAGATGGAAAATCCATACAACTTTCAGGTACAAGAATACAGTCAGATACCTGAAGACATAGTAATTGAGATACTATCTGGTTCAGATGCAGTAGATATCTCTGACATATCTATTGATGTAATTAATGATTGGCTACAACAAGAAAAGGAACTATGGTATTTCACTGATGTTGAAGTTCCAACTCGTACTGGAGAAGAATGGGAGTGGGGCTACAAATTGACTACACATGAGTGAGACTAATGTAGTTACAACGGAAGAATTTGAACGTAGAAAAGTTAGTCAGTTGACTCAAAAATACGAGTATGGATCTATTACATATATCCAATTGTTACAAAGCCTTGTTAACATGGGGTGGGATAGAAAGGATATGGAAGAAATATTGAAAGAACACTATGATCTAAAATAATGACTGGACAAAATGTTAAAAATATGATATTATATAGCTAATATATTCTATCATAAACTTAATATTAAATTTAACTAATGGAGGAAAGAAATGAAGCTTAGTAATTCAGATAGTTACTTGCAAAAAGATACACAAAATGAAGACTTAGAAAATGTAAGTAAGCAAGAACTCCTTGGTCGGTTAGAGCGTTATAAGGAGAGACTTGCTCGTAAGAACAGGGATAAGAAACTTACAAAGGATCGGAGGAATAGGCGTAGGCAGAAAGCGAAGGGATATTATGTTTGATATTTCTTTACCCGCATTTACCCTCATGGTAGAAATTATTTTAGGCATGTCTTCTCCTACGTACATGGAAGGATACTTGTACCCTGCCGTAGACATAGAGGGGGAGTTTTACTGCCTAGCCATCAACGCCTACCATGAGGCAAGGGGAGAAAGCTTTGACGAAAAGATAGCTACATCACAAGTTGTTCTCAACAGGGTAGCCAGCCTACGTTATCCAGACTTAATTTGTGATGTGATTACACAAGGACCAATAAGGGAGAGTTGGAAGACCAAGAAAGACCCTGCCCTTGACCCAGACGATAGGATATACTACCCTACTCGTAACAGGTGCCAGTTTAGTTGGTACTGTGACGGTAGGAGTGATAGTGTAAACAATTTAGATGGGTGGGAGGACAGTGTAATTGCTGCTTATATCGTGTACATGGGCTTTGGTGAAGACAGGGTTGATGGTGCAACTCACTATTATGCACATGACAAAGGCCATCCTAATTGGTCAAAAAATATGATTGTTACTGTTAGACTAGATGGACACACATATTTGAGAAAGGAGAAATGAAGCATAAAAAATATAAAAGTTGACAAATATCTAAAAGTTTGATATTATATTTTTATAAACCTAAAAAGGAGACACAACTATGTATAATACTGATGTATTTGAATTGCCATCCCAGTTGCGGTTCACCCCCGTATTACGTCCGATTGAGCATGAGGGTAGGACTATTTCTAAAAGTCTGGGACAGAAGATTGTAAGGGACGATACCAATGAGGTATTGGGTATTGTTAAATCTAAGTATACGGCACAACCATACTCGAAATTGTGGGAGCCGTTGGTTGAGGGGCTTAAAGCATCCAAGCTTGATTTGTCTGGTGCAAAAGTACGTTGGATCATTATGAACAATGGTGCTCGCATGTATGCAGATATTGAATTAAAGGCATATGACTTTGAGAAGATAGTGGGTGAGCCTACGTCACTTGCTTTGCGAGTTAAAAATAGTATTGATGGTTCAATAAAGTATGATGTGTCCGCCTTCTTACGTAGGCTTTCATGTGCAAATGGACAGACCCGTATAGCTGAAAATACATCTGTACAATTTAAGCACACCATTAATACTGAGCCGGAAAAGATTGGTAATCTTGCGAGTACGTGGCCGGAAGTTCTACAGGAAGATGGACATTTGTTTAACCATATGAGAAAGGTGGGAGTTGCAAGAGAAACTGTGCAGACATTTCTTGCTGAAAACCTGTGTGTTACTCATACAAAATCAGGAGATCAAGTGAATAAGAAATGGCTCAACAGGATGCTGGACTTGTGGGATAACTACAGTAGCGGCATAGGGCATAATGGGTATGCACTTTATAATTCGCTTACTCATTACGGTACACACGTTAATCCTGCCAGCTTGCGGGGAGCCGAGGTGGGCAATCGTGTGTTAAGGCAAGAGCAGGATGTACAAACCTTAGTGCGAGGTACTGCATTTAAAAATCTCATTCGTTATGATGATTTTGAGCAGCAACTAGCTGCATAGAGATCTTGTCTTAAATAAAAGGTAGTGAGTATGAGGGCATGTTCTCCCCCTTGTGCTTGCTACCTTTTTAGTTTTAATTATTGGGGTATATGCTATGTTTAAAAAATTAAAAGTACTATTTTGGCATAGTTTTTTTATGAATTGTCTTGAAGGTTTGATTGTAAGATTAGATAATATTGTGTGGCGCAATCGTTGGGACAAACATAGAAAAGATAAATAGGAGGGAACTGTATATGTCAAATAAATTAGATATACCAAAGTTTCTTAAGCGCAATGGGAAGAGAAAGAAATTTCGTAAGCCTCTTACTGAGGAGCAGAGAAATAATAGAATTAAAAGTCTTGTTAAAGCTAGAGCAGCTAAACCTGATGCAAAAAACATAAGTGTACATATAGAAGTTAGAAACTTACCGGATGACCATCCTACGTCATTAAAAAAAGTTCGTAACTGGATAAAAATAAATAAAGAAGAAAGAGATGGCCTAAGAAAACAATTGAAAACAAAATATGATAGAAAGGCAAACAACAGATATAATATCCTTGATGTATATGTACGAAACATGGAAGCATATCTTAAAACTGGTGTTTGGACAGATTTGTTTTATGGGTTGAACCAAGAATACAAGATTAAGTATAAGGAAATGCAACATGAACTTGAATAAAAGGGGAACTGTAGCAGATGTTATAGAGAGGTATTTTAAAACACTTGAATTTAAGAAAAAGATAACTAATAGTAAAACCAAAATGCAATATACATATCAGCTACAAAGATTAGCTAGAACTCCGTTGGAAAATGGAAAAAATGTAGGGAATGTAGCTATAAATAAACTAAATGTTGCTAAGTGCCAACAAATTTATTGGGCATTACTTGAAAGCGTTAACTCTGATGTTGAAGGGATACGTTTTGCCAATTACACTATTCAAATAACCATACGGGCATGGAATGTGTTGATGAAACATGATTTACTTGATAAAAATCCTTGGGGGTTTATCGAAAAAACAAAAGCTTCACCAAGAAATACTGTTTGGCAAACAGAAGACTTCAAGGTGTTTTTAACTACAGCATTTAGTGTATCTAAATGGAGAAATGTAGGGTTACTGGTGCGTATAAACGTAGAACTAGGTCAACGTATAGAAGACATTAGATTATCAGAATGGAACAACTATGACTTTACTGAAAAACTATATACAAGAGAGGTAATAAAAAAAACTAAGGAGCGCATACCCGGCATACCTATGTCGGGCAGTCTTGTTCAAATGTTGATTGAACAAAAAGAGGATTATGGTTTTCAAAAATGGGTGGTGCCTAATCCTTATAGGCTTGCGCCATATAGTGAACAAAACATAGCTAGAACTTTCAGAAAAATTATGGATAAAGCAGAGCTACCAAAAAAGCTACAATTGAGAGACATTAGAAGAACGGTACTAACAGATTTAGCTAATCATGGGGCCACAGATACAGAAATAATGGCGTATAGTGGACATAAAAGCAGAGAGAGTTTGATGCCTTACGTGTGTATAAGCACACATCAAGCACGAAATGCAGCAGACAAACGTAACTTTTCTATGGATGAGGATGATGTAATTTTTAATAAAATTAGAAGTGTCTGATCGATGGAAGTAATTAAACATATAAATCAATTGGATTTACAATTGGATGAAAGCTATAGGGGGGATTGTCCTGCATGTAATGGGAGAAATACTTTTACAGTTACAAAACAAATAGGAAATCTTTTATACAATTGTTATAAGGCTGGTTGTTCCTTGTCAGGTGTAACAAAGCAATCGATTTCTATTCAAGACCTACAAAAGGAAAGAAAAAACACTAAAAAAGATTTTGAAATGCCTTCATATATTATGCCAGCAGGAGATAGCACAAAAAATAGTCCAACATTTTATAAGTTTTCTAGTGCATATGGTCTTAACCTAGATGATATAAAATTATATTATGATTTAAAGGAACAGCGAATTGTATTTCCAATAATACATGAATATAGAATTGTAGACGCTATAGGAAGAGCATCACACCCTAAAGTACAGCCAAAATGGAGGAGGTATGGAGCTAGTGGGTGTGGCTACAAGATGGGGAGTGGCAACGTAGTGGTACTGGTAGAGGATTGTATATCTGCTGCCGTAGTTGCAACTACGTTTGATAACTGCATAGGCTTTGCTCTTTTAGGTACAAACTTTCTTGCTTCTTACCATAAGCAGCTTAATGACGTTAGCACAATCATTGTTGCTCTTGATCCTGATGCTAGTAATAAGAGTTTAGATATTAAAAGAGAACTTTGTTCCCATACAAATGCTGAGATTTTTGCCTTTCGGCTAGAAGATGACTTGAAATACAGGAAGAAATATGATATAACTAGGCTGCAAGAAAAAATTAATAATGTAAAACAATGAATGGAAGGGGCATATAATGGAACTAGCACTTCTCCGCACCTTGATTTCTCGTGATTTCTATGAGGAAAATAAAGGGATAGCAAAGGAAAAGATATTTAGGAGTAAAGAAACTAAGGCAATCAAGAACGTAATTGATTTTGCTATGCTTAAATACAAAAATAGTATTAATGTTTCAGATGTAGAAGCGATATTCTTTACTTCAAATTCTACTTTAACCACAACACAAAAAGAAATATATGCAAGCTTATTTAGGAAAATAGAAGGCGCTACTCCATTAAACAAGGAGGTAGCACAGGATGTTTTGTGTGAATTAAACAGAGAAGATGCTGCTAATGAACTTGTAGATATAGCTTTCAAGATGTCTAACGGGGAGATTACAACTTTAAACAAAGTCTCAGAGTTCATTGATAACCGTGAAGAAGACTTTATACCGCTTTTAAAATTTGAATTTGAAGATTTAGACATAGAT